CTTCACTGACCAATGTATTAATAGATCGCTAGCCTTGTCTGGTTCACTCACTCAAAAGTGGGTGACACTAGATATGAAGGACGCAAGTGATAGAGTCAGTCTGCGATTAGTTAAAGAACTATTCGCGGACACCGTACTCCTCGATGCCTTACTAGCATCGAGGAGCGACGGGACTCTGTTACCTGACGGCAGACTGGTGACCTATAACAAGTTTGCTCCAATGGGATCAGCTTTATGCTTCCCCATTGAGGCGCTTGTTTTTTGGTCATTAGCTGTTAGCGTGTTGGTACACAGCGGGCAGACTTCAAAGGAAACTTTGAAGAATGTCTTTGTGTACGGCGATGACATCATTGTGAAGAGGGAAGACTATCCTCTTCTAATGCGGTACTTCCCACTCGTTGGACTTAGGTTCAACGAGAAGAAGTGCTGTACATCAGGATTCTTCCGAGAATCCTGTGGGTGCGACGCCTACAAGGGCGTCGATGTAACACCTATCCGTTTACGGAATAGATGGAGTCATCGCGATACATTAGATGCCAACGAACTAGCGTCGTATGTAGCACTATCAAATGCTATGTATGATGCCGGTTATTGGACCACGAGTGAATTGATCGAGCGTGCGGTAGAGTCCCGTTATGGGACTATACCGTATATCGATCGCCGGCAAGCGTTCCCAACGCCTCGCCGTTTCAACATTCCCGGATTGATACCCGGATTTAATGTTGAACCATCGGAATCTAAACCGATGGCGTTTATTCGTGACCACGTGAACCCACATGCTCGGAACAAGAACAAGGGCATTCGTTATAGGTATAACAAATGCACTCATCGTCTTGAGCTCCGATCGTGGCTCGTCGCTCCCAAATCTGTGAAGACAGGGAATGACGGGTGGAAAGAAATGTTAAGATCACTTGAATCCAAATCAATCACTTCCATAAGTGATTCCAATTTGGACGATCTTGACAGAGGTTCCACCGTAGGTATCTATGCGCTCCGACGTCGCAGTTGCCTGAAACGTCGGTGGACCCTTGCTTAAAAACAAG